AGCAGTGTCCCATAAGCAGCTTTTTCAAAAACAGTAGAACCGGAGTCACTTGTTAAAGTAACTGAAGTTGAACTAACTGCTATAGTTGCAGTAGCATCAGCGCCATCATATCCACCTGTAAGAACAACGTTACCACCAAGGGTATCACTTTCTTCAAGTAGGTCTCTAGTTTGTTTAATGGTAACGGTCATAGCAGCTTCTGTGGCCGATAAGACAACACCCTCAGCAATTCCCATTTGGACTAGAGGAGTGTTTGTAGTGTCCTCTAATTCCATTGATTTACCAGTACCGTTTGTGTGGGCTGTAGCATCAACATCAACCGTTATAGTAACAGTTGAAGCGCCATCACTTCCACCAGCAGCAAAAGTAACGCCAGCGACTGTCCAAGTACCAACGTCGGAAATAAGAGCAGCGTTGTTAGCATAAGCACCAGCAACAGCTTGAGTACCAATAGAAACACCGTCTAAGTAAACAGTAAAAACGGAGGTTGCAGTAACAGCAGTCTCATCGAAAGGAGTGGAAGTAGTGATAGTCGGAGCAACTTCGGCAGTAGCGACTGCACTAAGAGTAACAGTATTTCCGCCGATGCCATATTCTGTGGCTCGAGCAGTTCCGTATGCAGTGGCTAGGGCTAAGGTAGCTCTAACTGACGCATTGGTCTTATAAATGTAAACAGCTTGAGCTCCACCGGGGATAGCTCCATCAGAAGCTGGAGAGAACAAAAAGTTTAGAGAATCAACAATTGAACCAGAGCCATATTTGTCTCGTGCTTCAGCTAGTTGACCTGCTGTGAAAAAGTTTTGTGACATATCTGGCTCAGCAGACCCGGGACGTCCTCGTGTGGACTCACCAAAAATAGCGATTAAGCCAGTTGGCCCCAGTGGAAAACCACCGCTAAGATCGATACTCGTCTTAGAATATGCGCCAGGCTTGTAGATTGTTGCCCCATTAAACGAAACATTTATTGCCACGATGGGCCTCCTTATTGTTTAGTACTGTTAATATTATAACACGTGCTTTTAGTTAAAATTAAAGTTCAATTCCGTATAGTTTCAGTGCTTTATCATACTCTTCGGCGGTGGCTTCAGAGCCTACTCCCCTTGAGCTAAAGTCAGCTAACAGAATCTCTTTTCTGTGTTGCTTTGGTATTTTTGACTTACGCTGATGATACCAAGAGTCGAAGGATACCTTCTCATCTGGTTTGACTGGGGCGATTTCGCGCTTCTTGTCTTCCATCTCTTTGATCTTAGCTTTTAGGTCAATTTTCTTACTCTTTTTCTTTTTAGACATAACTGCCTCCTTTAATTGTATCTATTTGGGTCTAGAAGATTAGCATCCACACAGTCTATATTAGACAGTGTTTGATCAGACACGTCAACGACTTCGCCCCCATCTGGGGTATCAGCGTTTAAATCAATAGTAACATCATACTCTTGATATTCATCCCCTTCAATGTAGTTTTGTACTGTGCATCTGAATCTAACCCATCTGGACCAGATATTGTCAGCCATGTACTTACTTTCTTTATTATAGTCACTCGCTCTAAATGTAAAGAGCTGAAGACCTAGACCTCTACCTAATACCTTCTCTTTATAGAAGATATAGGCTAATATATAATATAGCCACAAAACGTGATCTTTGGACTTATCAGCATGAATACCTATATCTAAGGATACAGTGCTCACTCCCGTGAGGATGTCCTCATCTGAGCCCATTCCAAAGAAGTCACCAACGGCTGCTTTACTCTCGTCTTCACTCTCATCAGCCAAATGGACTGTGAAGGAAGGAACCCGAGTTCCGTCGAAGCTCCAAGCTTGAAGCACCGGCATGGCAGTAGTAGTGAACCAGGTAAATATGTCATCTATATGAGTCTGACCATATGAAGCTGATAACTCTGGGCTTAGATACTGAGCGAAGATACAATCGAATGCAGTTCGGTTAGCCCTAAGGTTCTTAAGTCCAGTTTGAATCATTCGCTGTAAAGCGATTTCCGGCATCACCATCGCCATCTAGTACATCCCATCATAAAGTTGAATAACATCTTGGATCACTTGATCGATGCTATCGTGTAGGTTCATATTTATCTCTCTAAGAGGTTTACTTACGTCTCTCATTTTACCAGGTTGTACCCATTGACTCGAAGCGTCTTGCTTACTAGAAGCAGTCCTAAAGCCACTTACACCATCATTTGATCTAGTCATCTGAGGTTTCGCCTGCCTAGACCTGCTAATGGCCTGCATAGCTGATAAGGTGTCCATGCCTTTCATAGAGTCTGGAGACACCTGTCTAGACTCTTGTTTATCTCTATCTGCATCACGCTGCTCTTTAGCTATACGCCTAGCAGCATTGATATTAGCCAAAGCGGCCTCGGTAGTAACTGCCATGTTATTGCCAGTCGACTTAGTTCTCATGGGTATTACTTTATATAAAGACCCGTCTTTGGCTACCTTAGCATTCTTAAGTAGCTTAGGAAGCATTGGGAACGGAGCTTCTGAGAAGTCAGTCCTACCGGAGTCAGTTATGATCTCAAAGCTAGGACCAGAACGAACGGCCTTAAGCTCATTAATAAAATCCTCTGAACCAACGGCTTCACCGGCTCTAACAGCATCCTCCAATGAGTCAGCTAGTACATCAGCTGTTCTAGTGCTTATGTCCCTAGACGCTTCGTCACATATTAAGTCAACTACGTCACCCGATAGGTTCTTCGCAGTTAGTCTTTGTCTTAGGCTGTCTATTTCGGCTCTAGCTTCTAACATTTACTTACAACCTTTAGCCCAATTGTCTTCAGCCCATAGCGGTTGTAAGTTGGTATAATGGCAAGCTTTTTTAAGTTCTTCTCTGTTAGATAGATTAAAGCTTGCCAATGGTTCAATATGATCTATATGCCAACCTGTTCTAGACCAGTTTGTCCAAGTCATACCTTCTTGGAATTTGCTCTCTAGATACTTCTTTAGTTCTTCTACGGAGCAACCTAAGTCTTTGACAGCTGAACCAGTTTTATAGTTATTCTTAATAGCACTATTTAACCTTGTTCTAAGGTTATCTTTAAGTTTAACTTTAAGATTACGTCTAGAGATTCGTTTGTATTCTTTTGTTTTTATTTTAACTAGTTCTTTGTTGGCTTTATACCACTTTTGACTTTTTTTCTTTTCTTTAAGCTTGACATCATCTCTTTGATACCTAACCTTCCCACCTAAATTAGTACAGCTCTTACATGTATTTCTGTAACCGTCATTACTGTCTTTTCTTTTAGGGTATAAGTCTACGTGTTTCTCGAATAAACACTTATTACATTTTTTTATCATCAATAACCCGAGCCTTCATATCCGAGAGGAAGTTGGATTTTTCCATACTAGTCCAATCTTTCTCAAAGGTAATCTTAATTTTACCAGTAGGTGATACTTCAATTGATGGCTTTTGTAAATAAAAATAATGGTCATCATATACTTTGTGACCGCTTACTGGTTTGCTTTGATAAGCTTCGACTGTAGTTGGCTTATGACCTAACTCGTCGACCTTACTTTGAAGTTCTCTAAGTTTAGCTTCTAGTTCTTCTACTTCTGAACCAGCTTCTCTAGATAGTTGGTTGTGCTTGTCTGCAACTTGATGAACTGCTTCTTCCAGCTTATCAAATAGCTTCATAATCTTATGTTCTACTTGTTGTAGATCAACTGCCATGCCATTTCTAACCTCTTTGCGGATATGCTCCATTTCAGTATAGATATTAGCTAGGTTATGTTTTTTGTAGTTGTCTGATAGTTGGTTTAATCCACCATGGATAGCATCATTAGATAGACTCTCTTCATCTAGTAAGTCAAAGACATGCTCATCATCATCTGAATACCACTCAAACACAGACATAACATCTGCACACAATTGAGGAAGTGACTTGTTGGTGAATTGGTGAATCATCTTGTGGCCATCATTGATACGACCAGAGTATACATCATTGCTATGCTTGCGGACCTTGATGATATGAGTGTCCATCTTTATATCTCTAAAGTCCTCATCACCCATGCCATCTAGTTGCTGCTTTAAAAACCTAAAGCAACCGTTGCCTACTAGCTTGAGTGCATCACCGTGAGTTACATCATAGACAACTTGTCTTTGATCAGCTCCACGCATAATGTTCTTCTCTAGTGATTCTAGAGCTATCATGTCTTTTAATTTAGTTGATTTCTTTAGGGCTGACTGGGCATAAGTCTCTAGGCCTTGTCTAGAGCAGGG